ACATAAGCTTTCGTATTCGTCTACACTAACCACACACACTTCGTTAACATCATCATGACCAACATTGACATCTCCAAAGCAAGCAAACTGGATCTCCTGGTTGCTGATGTGCAGGGGCAGATTAAGTACACTGTGCTCAAGCCTTCGCGTCGCGGTGTGAAAGCACTCACAGGTCAGCGAGCTTGGGCGAATGCTGCTCCTAAGGGCTCATTCATGCATGGAGCGATTGAGGAGGCAGCTGCAGTGACGAAGAATAACAAATGCTCCAAGGCTTGCTGAGGTTTATGTAGCGTCCCCTCTGAGGCTTATGAGCACTTGGAGGGGGACACGAATACGGGGGAGAACGAGCAACGAACACGACAAGATAACGAGCAGCGATTCTCGTGTAGCTTATGACAGTTTGAGCAGTTGTTTGGCGGGCGGTTTGTGTTAGCGCGGGGCGCGGTGGCCCCCGTTTTAAAAATCGTTCACTACCCTAATCTATAACGACCCCAAAAAGCGCTCGAAAAGCCATCAACAATCAAAAATTTTTTTGGTGGCCATAAATACAAAAACAGGGTCACTAAAAATATTCACATAACCATGGAAATTAAAACACTATCGTCTTTTCCAGGATGCCCATTTAACGATACATTTGAAACTTTTTTTGATACTTATCAACTTGGAGAAGATGTTGAGTGTTATCAATTATTATTTTGCCCCTATGGTACAGGATCATCATTTGAAGACTTATACAAAATAAATTTTCAAAGTAAAGTTGTGATATTAAACATCATGGATTTGATGATTACCATTGATGATAATACTGCAATTGATGAACTAACAAAATTTTGTGCAGATCATCCGGAACAACAGTTTATTATTTTTAATTTTCATTTAAATCTTAAAAAAGAACTCAGTCTTCCAAACTTATATACAGATACGATACTTACTACAAATCTAACAGAACCTTTGAAACCATGTGAGAAAAAAGATATTTCAAATCGTTGGTTAGTATTGAATGCAGATACTAAAGTACATAAGGTAATGTCAGTAGCTTACTTATTATCAAAAGATTATTGTGATAATGGTGACATTACTTTTAGTATGCATTTTCCAACACTTGTCAAATATGATAAGTACAGAAATATGACAAAGATTCCAGAACATTTGAGAGAAGATTTTTCAAGAGGATATGAAAAATTTAAATCCAAAGATTTTAATCTTCTCAAAATAAGAAACTTTGATAGTAAAAATGATCGAGTTGCAAATAATTACAATACCAATTTGATGCCAGTGTATGAAAATGTTGCTGTTGAAATTATTAATGGAACGATGTTTTTTGAAAAGACTCCTGTTTTAACCGAAAAGGAAGTTCAATCTGTATTTGCTAAAAACTTTCCAATTTACATCAATGCTCCAGGAATGTCACAACAAATTAAAAGATTGTTTGGTATTGATATCTTTGATGATATTGTAGATCATAGTTATGATGATATCGAAGATCATTTTGAAAGAATGGCTGCTGCGATTGATCGCAACGAAGACCTATTAAATGGCTCGACAAACATCAAAGAATTGTGGTATGATAACAAGAAAAGATTTGATGATAATTGTGAAAGAATGACTTCGTTATGTTTTGATAAAAGTTATCAAAGAATTTTTAATCACGAAAAAATCAAACAATCATTAATCTCTTTTAATGTTTCTGTAACAGAAAAAACTAAAAATACTATATAATTTTTGAGATGAACACAAAAGAATATATGGAACTCAAATTGGATTATCAAGAAAAAGATCTGTTAATCGATTGTCTTCAACATCGATTGGATACAGACAAAATTTTAGTGATTAATGATTCACTCAAAAATGAGATTGAAGATTTATTGGCTAAAGTTGAAGAAGAGTGTATTTGATTTGTTTCTAAATAAACCAGAAACCATTGCATGAATTGACTTGTGGTGGTAGAATAATAACATTGCTATTCTAATTTTATGTCTAAAGGATTTACAATTAAAGCTACAGCACCAACTCCTAAGAAAAACGAAGATGAGTTTGATATTAATGCTGCGAAGGAAATGATTCGCGGTAAATCGATCATCTTCTGTCTTCCTGGTCGTGGATGTTCGTACACCTTTCTAAAAGCATTTGTTCAACTTTGTTTTGATCTTGTCCAAAATGGTGCAAGTATTCAAATCTCTCAGGATTATTCTTCCATGGTAAACTTTGCTCGTTGCAAAGTTCTTGGTGCAAATGTTCTTCGTGGACCAAAACAAGTTCCTTGGGATGGTAAACTGAATTACGATTATCAACTCTGGATTGATAACGATATTGTTTTTGATACTGAGAAGTTTTATCGTCTTGTTGCAATGGATAGAGATATTGCAGCTGGTTGGTATATGACTGAAGATGGTCATACGACTTCTGTTGCTCATTGGCTTGAGGAAGATGACTTTAAGAACAATGGTGGTGTCATGAACCATGAGACTGGTGAGACGATGCAGAAGCGTCGTAAGCCCTTTACCGTAGACTATACTGGTTTTGGTTGGGTTCTGATCAAGAAGGGTGTCTTTGAGTCTCTGGAGTACCCCTGGTTCGCTCCTAAGATGCAAGTCTTTGACTCTGGAGAAGTTCAAGATATGTGCGGTGAAGATGTATCGTTCTGTCTTGATGCAAAAGAAGCGGGTTTTGAGATCTGGTGTGACCCCAAGATTCGTGTAGGACATGAAAAGACTCGTATTATTTGATATCGAGTCTTGAAACCCCTAGAAACTGATGTTCGGCGCGTTTGAAGAACAACTTCGGCGCGTAAATAAAACCATATGTGAGGTATTAGAAAAATGGCAGTAAAAGCAAAAGGTGGATTAAGTAAGAGTGGTTATGTTCCTGGAAAACCCAAACTAAGTCGTCAAGGTAAGGGTAATGGTACTAAATATGCTGCAACGAGTCGTAATAATGCTCGGAAACCATATAGAGGACAGGGTAAATGAGTAAAACACAAAGAACTATTCGTGAAGGAAATCTTTGCAGACAAGATAAAAGATTTAAAGGATATCACACACAAGCAAAAGCAAATAAAGGAAAAAAGTCTAAATAATTTTAAATTAATTTAAATAGACAAATGGAAGAATCGACTCCAAAAATAGGACCAAATGAAGCTGATGCACCAGTGTCAGCTCCAGAAACTGCAAATGTATTTGATTACAATGTAGCTTCCAATGCATCAACTCCTGCTCCAGTAAAGCCAAATCCCGCTTCTCCACTAGCAGCAGGTTGATATGACTGAAAAAGAAGCATATATTCACGAATGGATTAAACAGGTATCTTCACCAAAAAATCAATTAGGTGGATTTGCTGTCTGCCCATATGCTTCTGGGTCTAGAACTTTAATTGTAGAGACAACTATTGATGACATTGTACCCCAACCAGGGTATGATGTCATTGTTTTTATTATTGAAGATTTTTGGAGACCAGATCAAGTTGAAAAATGGGTCAAAAAGTATAACGAAAAGTTTCCATATTACAAGTTTTTTGAAGATTTGTCATCAAGAGACACTTTTATTAGTGGAGTCAAGACAAATAATGAGAAATTTAACTTAATTTTGTGTCAATCTAAGAAAAAATTGAGTGCAATTCGTAAAAAATTAGCAAAAACTGACTATTATTCGTTCTGGACAGAGGAATATCTAGAACAAATACTAGGGGAAGAGGTAGAAATTGTAAATTCTGATGACATTTCGGGATAGCAACCCCGTAAAAAGTTCTGATTTCACAATCAGGAGCTAAAAATGTCCAATTTACCCGTAGATAGAGACCAAAGTTACATGCGAGAAATGTGGGGAACCACTAGATTAATCACAGATTATGTAAAAACTCCCGAAAAAAGAGTAATTCAGGAGGTTATGCATGATTTAGCTGTTAAACATGACTTAAAAAAACAAACAGAGCTACATGAAAGGATTCGTAATGATGAAGATTATGATGATTGGTCATATGGCACTGAACCAACATACGGTAAAAAATGGTAAAAAGGTCTTATACATATAATAAATACCCTTAGTTTGAGTAATGACTAGGATTTCTCGCAAATTCAAAGACATCAGTCTCTCTTTTGTGAGGAATCCTGTAACTAATGATATTCTTTCAATTAATGATGCTGATGCGATTAAGAAATCGGTTGTTAATTTAGTTAGAACTAGAATAGGTGAAAGATTTTTTAATTCATTGATAGGGTCTAGAGTTGAAGATTCTATGTTTGAATTGCAAACTCCAGAAATAGCTTATTCACTTGAATTAAATATTAAAACTCTCTTGAAAAATTTTGAAAAAAGAATATCATTATCTTCGGTTTTGGTAACATATCCTGAAGATTCTAATGAATTTAATGTTAGAATTGCATATAATATAATCGGACTACCTGTTCCAACTCAAACTGTAGATTTCATACTACAACCTACTAGAGTCTAATGTCATTCAATCAATTTACAAATTTAGACTTCAGTGATCTAAGGACTCAGATCAAGGATTATTTGCGTGCAAATCAAAATTTTACAGATTTTGATTTTGAAGGATCTAATTTCTCAGTTTTAATAGATTTATTAGCCTATAATAGTTACATAACTGCCTACAATACAAACATGGCAGTTAATGAAATGTTTTTGGAGAGTGCAACTCTGAGAGAAAATGTAGTTTCACTCGCCAGAAATATTGGTTATTTGCCTAGATCAAGAAGATCTTCAAGAGCAAATGTTAGTTTTACAGTTGATATGAGTCAAACAAATGCTAGAACTGTAAAATTACTTGCAGGACAAGTTGCTCTTGGGGCCGTAACAAATGGTAATTATATTTTTTCAATTCCAGAAGATATCATAACTCCCGTCAACACTGATGGAATAGCTGTTTTTGATAATTTACCAATTTACGAAGGAATATTTTTAACTAGTACTTTTATTGTAGATGAATCTCAAACAAATCAGAGATTTATTTTACCGAATATTAATATTGATACAACTTCAATTAGAGTTAGAGTTACAAATGCAGTAACTGAGGTTTATTCTGTTTATGATACTCTATTGAATATTGGTAAAGACAATAGGATTTTCTTGATCCAAGAAGTTGAAGATGCGAAATATGAAATACGATTTGGTGATAATATTATCGGGAAAAAACCCGAAAATGGTAGTACTATAGAAGTAAGTTATATTGTTACAAATGGATCTTCTGGTAATGGCGCAGCCAATTTCACATTTTCGGGAAGATTAAAGGATAATAATTTATTTGATATTACTACGGGAATTTCACTACTAACAACACAGTCAAAATCTGAAAGTGGGGATGAAATTGAATCCGTAGATTCAATTAAATACTTTTCTCCAAAAGTTTTTGCTTCTCAATATCGTGCTGTAACATCAAATGATTATAAGGCTTTGATTCCATATGTTTATCCAAATGTGGAGTCAGTAAATGCTTATGGTGGAGATGAATTAGATCCACCGGAATATGGAAAAGTTTTTATATCAATAAAACCAAGAAATGGAACATTTCTTTCGGAAATTACAAAACAAACAATATTGAACACGATTAAGAAATATTCAATAGCCGGAATTAGACCAGAGATTGTAGACCTATCATATCTCTATATTGAATTAGATGTTTCTGCTTACTATAATGCAAATTTATCCAGTAATCCAGAAATTGTAAAAACAAAAGTGGTTGACACTCTAACAGAATATTCCAATTCTAAAGATGTCAATAGTTTTGGAGGCAGATTCAAATATAGTAAAATTGTTGGATTGATTGATGATTGTGATAAATCTATTACTTCTAATATAACAAAAGTTAAAATGAGAAGAGATTTGAATCCCGAAATAAATTCTTTTGCAACTTATGAACTTTGTTTTGGAAATCAAATACATACTAGAGATGGTGGATATTCAGTGAAATCTACAGGATTTTTTGTCAATGGCGTATCTGATGTCCTTTACATTGCCGATAGTCCATCGTCAACAAATAAAAGTACAGGAACTATTTTCTTCTTCAAATTAGAGAATAATTTACCTATAGTCATTAAAAATAATGCTGGCACAATTGATTATGTTAGAGGTGAAATTAGATTGGATGTTGTGAATATTACATCATCGGTGTTAAGTAATGGATTCATTGAAGTTCAGGCAATTCCAGAATCTAATGATGTCATAGGACTTCAAGATTTATATTTGCAATTAGATGTCAAAACTTCTGTGGTAAATATTGTAGAAGATGTTGTTAGCTCTGGTGAAAATTCTTCTGCAACTCAATATGTGTCTACATCTAGCTATCTAAACGGAAAGTATACAAGATAAAATGTCAGAAATTAAAAGAGTAAAAATTGATTCTATCATAGAATCTCAAATTCCAGAATTTTTATTAACAGAATCTCCTCTTCTTGTAGAGTTTCTGGAACAGTACTATAAATCACTTGAACATCAGTCTGGGTCTATTGATATTATTACTAATATCACTAAGTATAAAAATTCTAAAAAATTCAATAATATTGATTTAATACAAGAAACTACTCTAACTTCTGATATTTTAAAATTCGATCAAACAATAAATGTAACATCCACTAAAGGTTGGCCAGATTCTTATGGTTTATTAAAAATTAATGATGAAATCATTACATATACTTCAAGAACAAACACCTCCTTTGAAGGTTGTATCAGGGGGTTTAGTGGAATTGAAAATTTAAGAGCCTTAGATAATCCAGAGTTTGCTATTTTTTCTTCATCTCAATCTTCTGAGCATTCTTCCGGAGATAATGTCACAAATTTAAGT